GGGTATTCTCTAGCAACGTATCGCTAAAGGGTTCCAACGACATGCGTTGGTGGGGTAAAAGACCTACCGCCGCTAACATTTGCTTGCTGCAATAGCGGCTTGACGTTCTTAATTTTATCTTTTGTCATTTTATTTATCTTTTTATATGATTAAATATACGAAAGAAATTTTAAGAATCCAAATGTTAAATTGGGAGATTTACTTTGGATAACATTTGATTTGAAACATGAGTGTATATTTCTGTTGTTTTGGAGGAGGAATGACCTGCAATTTTTTGTATAATTCTTAAATCCGTTCCATTTTCTAATAGGTTGGTAAAACTAGAGTGTCTTAAAATATGGATGGATGAACTTTTATCTATATATTTTTTATATATTTTTTGACAACTGCCAACTGAATATTTTCCTTTGTTCTGCCCATTAAAAAGATATTCTTTTGGTTTATATTCTAGAAAATATTTTCTTAACATTTCTAGAATTGTTGGGGATAAAGGTACGATTCTATCTTTCTTTCCTTTAGCATTTTTGATATGGATTAACATTCGTTTAGAATCTATATCTTCTATTTTTAAGTTTACTATTTCGGATACTCTCAAACCAACAGAAAATGTTAAAGTTAAAATAGATTTATGCTTTAGGTTTTCAATTTTAGAGAGTTGGGATCTGATGAATCCCCCATCAATAACTTTGGGTAGTTTTTTTTCATTTCGAGGGCGTTTAAAAAATACTTTATCATATTTCTTTTCTAAACCAAATTTATATAAAAATCTAATCGCGTTTATAACTTGATTTTGTTGAGAAACAGATGTAAAATTATATGTATCTAAATAATCTTGGAAATCTTTTGAATTTAAGGAGGTAGGTGCTTTTATATTCTTGAACAGAAATTGATCTATATATGACAAATATAGTTTGATTGTTTTAGAAGAGTAATTCAAGTACTCTAATTTTTGTCTGCAAATCTCAGAGTAATCTGTTTTTTTCATATGTTATATTGTTAATTTTCAATGATTTATATAGGGTGACGTATATATAATAGTTATACACAATGCTACCAAAGTGCTTCGATTTAACATTTGTGATAAAACTTTTAAAATTTATTATCACGTTCATATTCCTCACATCTAATAGTTTCTCTTCTGTAAAAGAAATCATCACCATATTCATCTTTTATGAATTCTCCAACTTGAACATTAGATAATCGAATTCCGTTTGTTGCAGAAAACATATATTTAAACAACATATCCAAGTTGTTGCCTGTCGCTTTCATAAAAGATTCTATATTCAAAACTTCTTTTATCTCTGAATATTTTTCTTCCTTGGTTTTATTCATTTCTTCACCAAGTAGTTTCAATAATTCTGATTCAGCATCGATTCCATAATTTTTATTTTCCATTTTTATAAATTTTAAAAGTTTTTATTATATTTCAATTTAAGTTCTAATTAAGTAATCCGCACTGTGTATAACAAGGTGTATAAGAAAGTTTGCTATTAAGTTTGGTGGTAAATTGAAAATTTGTCTAAGCAAACCTTCTCATACACCCAGCCGTTAGCATAAATAAAATATGATGGAAATTACTGCCCATCCTATTGCTATTGTGCCAAGTATTGTTATTAATGTTTCTAAAAATTGATTTTGTGGTTTCATATTTTACTATCTGCTAACAAGGTATATACGAAATACCCTATTAAGGTTTGTACTAAATTTTAATATTTTTGTTTAGGGTACTTCGTATATACCCAAACGTTAGAAAACATTGTAATCAACATTCTCCTATATCATACAATTCCAAATGCGGAAAGTGTTTTTCAAAGTAAGGTTCTACTTCATCAACATCTTTTACCCACACATTAATTCTTCCTTCCTTTCCACTTTTGGTATCTGTGAAATATACCTCAAAACAACGTTTTCTAACAAAGTATAAACGTAATGTTTTCAGTTTTTCAATTAAACATTGGTGGTAAAATGCCCCACCTTCGTATCCGGGGATAAAAACATGTAGTTCTTGATCTAATTTGCTTAGTTGCTCTATTAATTCTTTTACTGTCATATTAATCAAAATACTTTAATTTATATTCACTATCTATTGTCTTGAAATGAACTAATGTTCTTGTATTCTCTATTATTTCAGTTATTGTCTTTGTTTGATATGTGTTTTCCGGTTGATATGGTGATATGATCAAGGTAAAACCAACTTGGGGGTTATCCTCGTGTATCTTCTTTATTGTTCCATCTTTTTTCTGCTCAACCCACCGAATAGTTTCAGTTATACGATGGAATTTTTCATTGTTGGGTTTGGATAGTACTATCATCGTTTATCTCTTCAAATTCAACATCTTGTATTGTTTCACAGAATATATAGTGGGTTTGATCTCGCAGAACGTGGTCTGCTCCCATCCAATCCCGATACATCTGGACGTATTCTAGTTGTGGTCGATTTTGCTTATCGTGGAAGTGTTGTTCTAGTACTTTTTTCAATATTAGATATGCTTTCCCTCCATGAATATATAACTGTTTCATTTAAAATCTATCATCCCATCCTGGTGTAACAATCGGTCTTGTGTCTTTTTCTCCGCGAGAGGTTAATAGAGTTTCAATTGGTATTATATTAATTATGGTACTATTAATTCTAAATTTACCACCTTGTTTTAACATTTTCTTAAATAGAATTTGTTGATTGTCGTCCCAAAATTGACTTACCTCTATAATTTGTTGTTTTTCTATTATTACTCCGTCAAACGTTATAATTGTTCCTTTTCTAATTGATTGGGGTGATATTGCCATTATATATAATATATTTCTAATTGATGACTTGTTCCATGTTTTAAATGTTTAATTTGATTTGGGTTTTGAAGTGGTTTTGCTTCATCCCAATCATCCGAAAATACAGGGTATCCTTTTAATAATCCAATGAATACTTGGGCGTATTCGTTTAATATTATAAATTCGGATGGTTTAGGTTCTCGTAACTTCTTATCTAAGGTACACTTCATGTTAAATTGATTGGTTTAATATCATTACCAATTTCTTCATATTCTCCCTCAGGATCAAATATGTCCATCCAAGTTAATAATAAATCTGTTGCTACTTTTTTATTTATCTTAAAATAATCTTCCAAATATGGAGTAGCTCCAAACATATTTGTCACTCCACTATCTCTGAGATTATTTAGAAAGATAAATGAATTTTTTTCTAATGTTGTTGTTTTTCTCTTATTCATATTAGTCCTCGTTAATATACCATGTATCTAATATATCTATCACCTCTATTATTTCCTCATCATTATATTCAGGAAGCAAACCTGCATTCTCAATTAAATTCCAAACTCTATCTTTCCATTTATCAATAGGTAAACCCTCTACCTCAATAATCCCACGCATAGTTAATTCACCTAACGTGTTAATCAATGAGGTACTTAAAGTATCGAACAAGTCGATATCAATAGGCGAATCGCCTTTGTACATTTCTTTTAATACCAAAAATCGGTTTGTGATTGGGTTTTCTTCTCTACTTTTTGACATAACTTTTATTGTTAATTTAACCTTTTTTCCTATAAATGGAATATATGAAAAATATATTAGAAAATCAAATTTTTTAATATATTCTTTAATTAATAAATTTCATTTTATTACATATATTGATACATTATGATATAACTAGAGAATACATTCCTGTCCCCCGTAAATAATATAAACCTGATTTTATTACTCTTTCTGGTATAAATTCAAATGAAGATACTCCAGGTGGTACTACAACAGATACAATATGAGGTGATATTATAGCCCCCATAAATTCGGGGATTATATATGATCCATTCAGATTCGTTATTCTATCTCCACTATAAGCACCATATTGATTTCTTTTAACCTCCATCGTAAAATAAGCGGATGATGATGGATTAGTGAATGTGAATGTCTTCAAACCCCTTAATGTTTCTCCAACAGATCCAGCTCCGTATAATTGGGTATAGGTATATGATGACATTATTTTAAATTATCTTTTAAATATTTAATTGCGTTAACTATTTCAGTACATTTTTCGTACATTTCATGTGCCTCATATTTTGGTAGATTTTTTTCAAGAACATATATAAAATCTTCTCTATCTACTGTAACATCAAGCACCATTTGTTCTTCTTGTAGAAATACGGACATTGCTGGTATATGGCGTTTTTTTCCTTTAAGGTTTTTCAAAATGGTTTCTATTAAAGCTTGTGTTATCTCAATATCTCCACCTTCTAATAATTCTTCAAATTCCTCGCTATTATTAACTTCAAATTCTTTCATTCTCATCTTAAAATAAATTTAAAAAATCTAGGTTTATATTCTTTTCCTTTAATCTTTGTATTTTATCATCATCTTTTAACATACGAGTAGCAAGTTTATCCAAATGTTGGGATTTTTGTTTCTCATAATCTTTAATTACCTTATAATGTTTTTTAATTTTCATTCCATTTATAAATATTGAAAATATTTTACTTATATGAAACTAGAGAATATGGATCATCTGAATCATCCTTATCCTTTAACCCCAATGATTCCATCATTTTAATTTGATAGTCATCCATTTTAAATTGCTCGTGTTCTGTTTTCAATGTAACGGTTCCATGTCCTTCCAATTTTTCCACCTCTCGATCACTGAATATAGAACCATAGTATAGGAAATAACAATTGTAGCAAAGCAATTGTACATTCCCCAAACCATAATGTTTGGTGTTTCCATCCTTGAAATGCATAATCAACGGCATTTTATAATCGGTTATACGCCGCTCTTGGAATCCACAATCACTACATTTTTCCTCTATTATACCAGCCTCAACCATTCTGAATTTAATTTTTTCAGGGTTAAAATGGGATGAATCTACTCTACCTTCAACGATATCCAATATAGCAGGTTCTTTTTTTCGCCCAAATGGGGTATGTGATATAAATTTTGGTATACCTTTCCCACATTGGTTTTTATGTATTTCAAATAAACTCAAACCTGTTTCCTCATCCTTATACAATTTCATCCAAGGTTTTAAATGTTGGTAAGAGCAATTTAAATATCGTGATGCGGCTTTGACTGATTTGGTCTTATCCATAGCATCTAATATTTGAGTCTTTGAGAATGGTTTGGCTTTTGGCAAAATCTTTTTTTTAATTTATTATTCTACTAAATTATTTAAATCAACCTTCTCTCCTGATTCTTCTTCTCCATCAGGAATTTTATCAAAGCTAGCTTTCTTTTGTGATTTTAAATATTTGTCATATTGATTATCATCCAAAAATACAACATCGTTCCATGTATGGTCTTTTTCACCAAACGTAGCTACTACTCCTCTTTTAGGTCCCGTTGTTGAACATTCAACACAGGTTCTAGTTGTTGGAAGTGCTTTTAATCTTAAAGGATTAATTTCTTGTTTACAATGTATACAATTCATATTATTTTAACTGTTTTAAAAATTTATATAGTTGATTAACATTGGATATTTTTGTAGTAGTACCATCATCATCAACCATGTTATATACTTTAGATTTAATCATTTTCCTTTCAGAACACCACCAAAATATAACACTTGCTGCTTTTATACCATACTGTTTAATAATAAGATCCTCAATTATTTTATAATACGGTTCCTCAAAATTAATCATATCTATTCCCAACCCAGCAAGTTCAATTGATTTATCATCTACATAGGATATCATTTCTACTAGTTCTATAAAAAACTGTTTTTCTCTATTTTCAATAGATTTTTTAGTTTCTGTAGCAGATGATCCTTCTCCAGCTAATTTTTTTAAATTTCCAATTAATATTTCCATAACCTTTCTATTCTATATTTCCTCTACAGTAAACACCTTTAAAAAAATATCTATTGGTATTTGTTTTATGTGAGATGCTATTAATTTTGCGTCTTCTAAATCAATTGCATTTATTTTACCAATAATTTCTTTAGTTGAATCTGATTTACTGTAATATATAAATATTTTCATATTCTTTACTTTAAATTAATATACGAAAGACTATTTTAAAAGCCTAATTTTAGGATAAATATTTAATTTTTTAAAATAATCAAATCATTTTGATATTCTATTAAATTAATTATTGTAATTGTAAATATATCAAGCTCAAATTTACCCACTTCCCCACTTTCCTTTATAATATCTGGTAGTTGTTGGAGTAATTGAAAATTTTGTTGTGTTAGTTGGGTATTATCAAACTCAACTACTATATCATTCTCACTATGAGGATCACTATAACCAATTGTTAGCACTCTCTTAGTCAAATCATAGCTTGTGTTTGGTTGTTCCTTCTCAGAGTAGGCTATTGTGATCACTTGCATGTCATCATTTATGTAGATTCTATCACACCAGGGCTCTAAGACTTCGAGCATGTGGAGATTGCATTTTTTAACGACGTATGCAATATTATATTTTGGTGAAGGTATAGGACGGTGGTTATTATCGAACTTATATATACTACCCCATTTCCTTATATAATTTCTAGTATCCTTATTAACTCTATCTTGATAGTCATGTTGTACTTTTCCTATAATACCTTTTTCAAACTTATGACCTCGTTGGGTAAAATGATATACTAAAGCATCTCGACTTTGTATTACTTCAAATCCAGCTATTACCATTCTATTAAATATATCAACATCTTCACAATAAAAAAATGACGTATCATGTTTTCCTATTATTTTAATATAATCTTCTTTTAATAAAAACCAGGGAGCAAATATTCCATTATTAGTTTCTCCATTATTTAAAGTTTTATAAAAATCATTAAAAATAGATTGATTAAATTCATTAGGATAAAAACCTGCATCTAAGATATATTTTTCATTTCCAGGTGGGTGAATTGGAGGTTCAGCACATGTTCCGCATACTATTGTATTTGGGTTGATATGTTTTAATATATTTGTAAAGAAGTCCTTATGGATAATCATATCAGCATGTAGTATCCCTATAATTTTTCGTTTAGTTAAATTAAACCCAACATCATATAGGACAGGATGTCCAATCTTTTTATCAAGATTTTCAATTATATCATTTTCTTCCTTATCTAATCCTAAAAGCCATTCTTTTGTTCCATCATCACTATTATCATTGTATATAATTAATTCAATATCCTTAGATATTTCTCTAACTGATTTATAAACTGATTTTAGGTATTCTAAATTGTTATAACTAGGTATTACAATTGATATATCTGATGTTTTATACATGTTTATTTTTATTTGGTTTTAAATCATATACATGGCGGTCCCATCCTATATGCTCTATATATGAATCTATAAATCTCATTGTTATTCTACCTCTATTCATAAATTCAACTGATATATCACATTCTAAAACAACACCACCAGTAATATCATCTGGGGTTATTCTATTACATCCATTATATCCATCAGGAAATAATTTCCAATCACTTAACCTATTTAACCCAGGATTAAAACTAAAACCACCCCACATTCCAGAATATTGATTTTGAACTAGGGTTTTTCCATTTATTTCATATATGTCTGGGTAGTGAGGGTGGGGTAGGGTTTTATCATTTATTCCTCTTAACCATACTTGGAGTATATTAGGGTCTTCTTCTAGAACATCCATGGAATCTTCAATAAATCCTGGTTTTAGAAAATTCCAATCTTCTTCCATATGAAATATATACTCAGTATTAACTAATGAATAAGCATAATCGATAGATTTAATTTGATATAATTTAGGATTATTATATATCAATTTAATAGGGAAATCATATTTTTCAATAACAAAATTATTACACCCAAAATTCATCCCATCATCTATAATAATGAAATGTTTTAATGGATATGTATTCATTCTAAAAAAACTATCTAAAGTTTTTTCTAATAAATCAGCTCTATCACAAGATGTTAAAACCACAGTTACTTCTTTCATAAAATTTTACTTTAAATTAATATCATAATTTATTAAAATAGTTCATATTTAACTTTAAGTTGCAAATCATTATTTTTAATACTTTCAATTTCTGGAGCTAGAGTAGAATCATCTGATGTTAATGAAATCCAACCATTAATTTTAAGACCATCAATAACATAATTGGTTTTATTTGCTTGTCTATTTTTAACAAATAACCAATCATCATTACAATATATCTTAAATTCTTCAGGTATTGATATCCAACTTTCTTTATGGATAAAGAAGGCACAAGCATAAGCTAAAGGTCTATGTATTATAGGTATTAAAGATAAAGTTTTTGTTTCAGCAATATAATATCCTTCTTTAGATATGCCTATCATTCCTGTTTGGGGATTAATATAATCTGATAGTATTTCTAATACATCCCAGTCAAACCAAGTATCATCATTTAAAATTAATAATTTATCATATTGAGCTATTTTAACACCTTTATTAAAAGGAGCAGTTACATAGGTATTATAACCTTCTAATATATGATTTAATTTATTTAAATCATTGATGGGTTTATCATTAGATGTATTATCAATTAATATAATTTCCCCAACAAACCTACAATCATTTAATTCTTGTAATGTTTGATTTAGTCTAGAACATTTCCATAATGTAGGAATTATTACTGTAAAATATTTATTTTTATCCATTAATGTAGTCTTTTATAGTAAATTCTTTAGAAAAGGGTTCTTGATGGAAATCATAATTGTAAATACATTTCATTTTAGAATTAGGATTAGAACCAATCCAAAATTCAGCGCCCATTCTTTTATGGATATAATTTTTATCTAAATATGAATTATCTAATGTAATTATATGTTCATATTTAGACCACCAGAATCCACCACTAAAATGAGGAAAATACCCTAAATATGTGTTTTCTCTATATAAAGGTCCAACACAATCATAATCATTTAATTCATATATGCATTTTTCCCATTCATTGATAGTTTTATAACTTATTAATCTTCTCCATAAATGTTGAGGAACTTCATTAATATGAGTAATACCTTTAGTATGTAAGTATAAAATATAATCATTAGGCTCAGATAACAAAGGTATTAATTTTAAAGTATCTGTTTCATCCCCATCATTGAAATAGTATAATTCTATTTTAGAATAATTTTTAATTACATTTACAATCCAATCTTTTTCATTACTATTTCCAATAACACACATATAAAGTTTTTGACATTCTTGATATAATCTTGAAAAAAATATATGAGTTAATTGCTCCGTTACTATATTTTTGTAATCATTGATAAGATAAATGTGATAAAATATTTTTATATTTTTTTCCATACCCCAATCCCACAAGTATTATTATTAATAAATTCTAAACAACTATCATGTTTTATTTCATCCCATATCCTAACTACACCAGGACATCCGGTACTTGCTATATCATGAAAAATCATATATCCATTATCTTCAAGTAAAGGTAAAGAATTAATGTAATCAGTTTTAACTCCTTCATATGAATAATCTCCATCAATAAAAATAATATCAAATTTTTTATTACATTTAACCAACCATTCCTTACTATCAATATCATAAAATTCTATTGAAGTAGTTGTATTATTTTTCAACCATTCTATTTTTTCTGCAATAGATTCTTTTTGATCTTGATACCAATAAGAAGAATTATCTACAGCAGTTGAAGATTTTAAATTTTCCTGGATGAATGTTTCAATTAGGAATGATCCTCCTTTTCCTATTCCTACATTTAAATAATTTTTAAATTTATTATTTTTTAAAAACCATAAATACTCAATATATTCCTCGGGTACTTGTTGTATTTCAAGACCCCCAACATATAAATTTTCACCAAACCAACTAGGGTGATTAACTCCTACTTCATTACATAACCAATAAAAAAGTTCTTCTTTTGTGAATTTTTTAATATTTGATATCATATTTAAATTATTTTTATATTTGGTACTAAAATAATAAATTTTCCTTGATACTCCAAGTTTAGAGATTCTATAATATAATCTGCAAAATTATGTGCTAAAATTAATATATAATCTGGTTGTTTTTCATTTAGAATATCTCTACTTTTAATTTGGATACCTATTCCAGGGACATATTTGTTTTGTTTTAAATCTGTATCATCAATAATACAATCAATATCATTGTAGTCTAGACCCATTGCATTTAGATAAATGCATCCTTTAGCTGCTGCTCCAAATCCATAAATAGTTTTACCTTCAGATTTCAACTGTTTGATAAAGTTTTTGGAATTAGTAATATGTTTTTGTACTTCCTTTCCCCAATTAATGTGATAATTCAAATCATATTTTTCTTCTGATTTAATATATGTTTCAACAGTATTGTCTGGTGTATAGTTAGATGTTGTTTTAGAAATTATTAATCTTAGAGTACCACCATGAATGTCTTGTTTAGTAACATTTATAATTTTCATTCCATGTTTTTCCATCATCATTTTCATAGGGGTAACTGAATGATAAAACATATGTTCATGATATATTTGGTCAAATTGATTTGTTTCCATTCCATTAATCCAGTATGGAAATTCTAAAATCCAAACACCCTCATCACTTAACAAATATCTAATACCTTCTGCAAATGAATTTATATCTAATAAATGTTGAAACACATTAGTAGATGTGATTATATCTGCTTTTTTACTTATTTGTTTAGCTATTTTATAAGAAAAAAATTCCGTTAAAAATGGAATATTTTTTTCTTTACATAATATGGATAAATTTTGTGATGGATCTATATTTAGTAAATCTAATTTTTTATCACTAACACTTCTAAAAGCATCCAGCAATGTTCCGTCATTTCCTCCAATATCAACTATACTAACTCCATCTTCCAAAGTAATATATTTTTGAACATATTTGAACATCTCTTGACAATGTGTATAATATGGTTTATTTACTTCGGATTTAAAGAGGTAATGTGAAAATAATAATCTACCATTAATTGCTATACTTAATGATGATTCTCCAGATTTAGGGTAATAATTTATATTCAATGGGAATTTTTCAGCAATAATTGCCTCTTCTCTAGTATCACATAAGTTATTTACTAAAGGAATATTCCCTAAATCAAAATATTTGATTTGCTCATTATATCCAGTAATTGGACATTTATTAATTAGAGAATAATTTTTCATATTTATCAGTATTTAGGCTAAAATTATTAATAGTTGATTTTTTAATTGGTTGTATTTTATTACGTTTAGAAGCATATTCAAATATTGTTTTTGAACCTGTTCCTATATTTAATATACCTACAACATTGGATTTTATTGTTTTTAATATCATTGGGGCTATAACATCCACATAATCTTTACTAGTTATCTGATTATCCCATGCTCCAATATATGGGAATTTAGTTGATCCAAAACTTGTTCTAATTATTAAATGGTTGGGGATTAATCTTACTGAGCATTCTCCTCCTAGTTTTGTCCATGCATAATTGTTATTTGGCGATATAGGATCTGTTTCTTTGTAATTTCCATCAACTCCAGGATATATATAATCAGTAGATATATAAATCAATCTTTTATTATTTTCAAAACAATATTCTGAAATAAATGAAGTGCCTATTATATTAGTTTTTATAGCAAGTATAGGATTTAAATCTATATCATGTGAGTTAGTTATAGCTGCTGAGTGGATTATTATATCAGGGTTTAAAATTTTTAATTTCAATTTTATGTCTTCTTTAGTAATATCAAAATCATTACTAGAAAGTCCTAAAATATTAGAGTCTATTTTTTGTAATTCTTTACTTAATAAACCATTATTTCCTGTTATTATTACCATATTAATATATTTTACAATGTGTCGTAATAATTATTTTGTTTTTCCTGTTTATCTATTGTTTTGGGGTGGTGGAGTGCAAAATACTCTACATCAGGTAATGCTGTATATGTTTTGAATCCTTCTAGCACCTCATGGACTTTATTTTTCCATTTGATCTCGGGTATGTTTTTACAGATACGCATTTGGTAATCACACCAATTAATTATTGGTTTATAATATTTTATTTTTACTTTATTCATAACTTTATAATACAAATTAATTTTATATATAAAAATCCACCATATATCTTTTATCTACTCAAAACACAACTCTAGGTGTCTTCTAGGGGAGTTTCTTTAATTATTAAATTATATCCCTTTAAAAGATTATATTCATCTAAATCTTGTGGATTATTTAAATCTAACTCTTTTTCACCGATAATATTTTCTAATTTAGATATATTCCAACCCCATTTTTTAACATGAGATAAACATATCCCCTCAACGGTATTAATTCGGGGTACTAAAAAAGTATCCATTTCCGGGTTGATTTCCAGAATCTCAGGTAGAGTTTGGATTAAATCTTCTGAGGGTAATTCATCTGCGTCTATGAAGAATATATAATCTCCTTCACAATATTCTTTAAGATAATTTTTCCAATCAGCAAAGTTATTCTCAAATGAAGATGATAAAATTTTCATATTATCTGTAAGTGAAGTTAAATATTGTTCAACCTCCCAAGAACCATTTTTATTATCAAATAAAATTACAATTTCATCTTCTTCTCGTTTATGATTTTTTAAGAAATCAACTAAACGTTGTATTTCAACAAATTCACTACAGACTGTAACTCCATAAGATATCTTCATATAACTTTAATTTTTATAAAACATACGGAAACCCTTTCGGGTTTCCTAATTATTCTGGCAATACCCCTATAAATGAGAGTGCATCCATGTAGTCTCGCTCTGCAAAAACTTGCATGTTTTTTAGATCCATCTTCCACTTTCCTTCTTCTTGGATAGCTTTTGCCGCACCCCATCCCCAACTATCTTTGTTTGATCCATATGCAAATACCATACCTTGCTCTTGGTTGTTAATTATGTTTGGTAACCAAATTAAATTAGTTTCAGGGTCCATCCAAGCTAAATCTTTATATAGCTCAGGTAAATCTTCCATTTGTTGTTCATAGAATTCTTCTCCCTCTTTCATTAGAGAATTCGTCCAAAAACCACAAGATAAACTTAAATATGTTGATAGTTCAGGGTTTATTTGTGTTACGTAGCAAAGGTCTCCTTTTGTACGAGGGCATATAATGATTTTTTCGTTTAGACTCATATTTTATTTTATTAAATGTATGTAAAAAAGATGGGATTGTGTTATTTGGTTTGGAGTTTCGGGAGGTTTATCTTTTTTAATTTAGGAAGTACTAGAGGGGATTGTTTTGGAAATTCAGGTAATTTTGCTGTTAGCACTTCATCTAGTTTTTCTCTCATTTTATCAAATGAAAAATTCGTTCTAGAGTAGTATCCTTGACGTTTACCTTTATCTACATAGTTTTTATAGTTCTCATACATGTCTTTTAAGTGATATCCTACTTGCCCATAATCTACACTGAACCATTCAGCATCCGCTAATAACATATTATTTGCAGCAGCCGGATGAATCTTGGTCATATTACCAGGTAATAATGTTGTGAAATCAGCATTCAAATAATCAGTATGTCCGCTCCAGTTTGTGGTAATGATTGGCTTGTTTGTTAAAGAGAACTCAAGTAATGGACGACCAAATCCTTCTCCTTTAGTTAAACTAACCATTGCTTTTACTTTTGAGTGGTTATAGATGCTATTCATTTCCTCATCTGTAAATTCACCATGTAATAAATAAATATTTGGTAAATTGGTTGAGTTTACAGTTGATTTAATTGCTTGAATCATCTTAATAATTCTATCTCTATCCATATAAGATGAACCTACTTGAGATGTTTTCAAAATTAATGCTGGTTTCTTTGTTTTGTTTTTAAACGTTTCATAGAATCCTTTAATTAACAATGAAATATTCTTTCTGTCCTCTCCAATGGGTGTGTTTCCAATCCAATGCCCACAAAATAAATATGCAAAATCCTCTTTCACATTAAAGTCAACCATACATGGTTTTGAATCGGGTTTATATATTTCTGTGTTTGCTCCTTCAAATAATATTTCACTATCACCTGTCCACTCAACATATCCCATTACTTGTTGTGTATTTTGGTCACGTTTTTCAAATTTAGATTTTTTCAATACCTCAATTGAGTGTTTAGAGGAACCAAGTACTAGATTCATACGTTGACATCCTTCAACCCAATCAGCAGGAGCAATAGTTGATTCAATTCCAGCTGTAATTCCAATATTGTATTTCCCAACTTGTTGGAATTCTGATGGGATTGAAATTTGGCACCAAATATCGGGTTGAGCTGTTAGTTGTGGTGTTGGTAATAGATGGGGTATCAAAAATGCCCATTCAGGATTATCTTGGATAAATCCCATTGGAGTATTTCCCCATCGTTGTGGAATGATTTTTACATCATATTTATCTAATTCTATAAGAGCTTTAACGATATCACGCGAGCGTGCTGAGTATCCACTATAACAGTCTATGGGGCAACTAATTACAAATGTTGGTTTTGTTTCTGGGTGTTTCATATTTTATTACTTTTATTTCTATTTCCTGTAAAATTAGGGTATCCTAAATTTTTTGCTATTTCTGTTGTTTTAAATAAGGGTTGGAGATTGGTATAATGGAAGCATTCTTTTTGTTGGGTTTCACATGTTAAATCAAAGGAAGCACATGGTTTGATATGATCTATTTCCCAAATTGTACTGTAATTTTCCCAATTCATATTTTTATTAAATTGTTTCTCTAAATATACTTTAAATTCTTCAATAGAACAACCTAAAAGTTTAATTGTTTTACCTTTTTTGAAGTCTTTTTTAATCGCATTTTTTAACCTATTTCTTAAAATCAATTTAAGAGTCCAAACAATATCAATTTTGTATTTTTGATCATATTCTTCTTTCCTATATTGTTTTCTTGTTTGGATACCTTTTTCACTTTGTCTATGTTTTTTAGAGTATTCTTTTTGTCTTTCAGGGTTATTTATTTGATATTGTTTAGTATATTCTTTCTTTTTCTCCTTATTTTCAGGGATGCTCAACCATTTACTCCCATATTTTTTATCACTTTTCTTTTTAGATTCTTTAAATTTTTCTTTTTTACATAACTTACAATATGATTGTAATCCATCCGTTCTAGATGAGCATTTAAAAAATTCAACATAAAGTTTTATTTCTTTACAATTAGGACACCTTTTTTCCATCTTTAATATGTTTAATAATTAAATTTTCAACCAATTTTTGCAATTTTAATCCATTATCATCACAATATTTTTTTAATTGAGTATGGATTTCTTCTTTAATTATAATTGATTTTTTCATTTTATTATACATATTATAAGGGTATATCAAAGTATACCCTTTTATAACTTTATTTTTAATATAATAATTCGTGATTTAATTCATCTTCTTTAACATCAGCAATATTGATGAACTCAAATTTCTCTCGCGGAATCCACGTTGAAAATAATTGATCTATCGCGCTAATTGCTCTTTCTCCCATAATTTTACCTGTAAAACCAGCTTCATTTAATGCCCATTCTCTACCTTTTAGACCCAATGATTTTGCTTTTTTTCTTCCAATCCCATATACTTGTTTGATTCTTTCTGCTGCATCCTCTGCATTACATCTATCATCCCAAATATATGGTGTTGTTGGGGAACCTTGGATTGAGCGGTTTGTTGGGTATACTGGAAAAGCCCATTCACCATGTTTTCTATATTTACCTGTGTGGTTTGAAGGTACTGATGGTGATGGGTTAAACCAATTTCCATCTTCATCTTCAAAGCGCATTTGGTCTTGCATACCACCTGTTACATTAGCTATAATTGGTGTTCCAGCTAGAATAGCCTCCGTTAAAGACAGACCCCATCCTTCGTTTGATGTTAATAAAATTTGGGCATCTGCTAAATTATACAACATATTTAATTCATGTGCACCTAATTTTTGTGTTGAAAAATAAATTGCGTTTGGATAGTCCTTGAAGAATAATTTACGTACTGCCTCTAAATCAGTTCCATGTTCCGATACTATTTCTGTATGTAAAATAAAAGCACATTTTTCTGCTTTTTCTTTTGGTAAAGTATCTAGAAAATACCTAAATGCAAGCATTGTATCTGGAATTTGTTTTCTTCTGATGTTTCTAGAGTTAAAAAACAATATAAAGTCTTTTTCCTGTCCTTGAAATAAATTTTTCTTCAATTCAACTAACTCACTATCATCTAGTGGTTTAAATATATTCTCGTTTAGCCCGTGTGGTACGTAATTTAATAATATTGGGTTTCTACTTTTGCTCATATAATTTATTTTTTATGTAATCTACTAAAATTTTTTCCACAAACCTAGCTATTTTAAGATTTTCTTTATCACAATAATTTTTGATTTGTTGGTAGGAATCATCTGGGAGAGTTATGGTTCGTTTAATTTTTGTTGGGGTCATATTTTTTATTTTTATTTCTATTCCCTATATGGTTTGTATATCCAAAATTTTCAGCTATTTCTGTTGTTTTAAATAGTGGTTGTAAATTGGTATAATGAAAACATTCTTTCTGTTGGTCCAAATATATTAAATCAAACAAAGCACATGGTTTGATATGATCTATTTCCCAAACAATGGCGTGATTTTCCCATAACATTTCAGGTAGAAATTTTGATTCTATATAGTTTTTTAAAAATTCTATAGTACAACCTGTTAATTTAAAAGACGATTCATATTTTCTAACACCTTGAGCTTTTAATTTTCCTTTTAAAGTGTTTCTTAAATTTAATTTAAGTTTAAATATAATATCATTTTTATATTTCTGTTTATTATATTCATTTACTTTTTCTTTATTATCTTGAAACCACTGTTTAGAATAACTTTTAATATTTTCCTTATTTTTTAAATTATATTCTTTAATTTTCTCTAAAATGGTGGATTTGTTAGATTCATATCTATTTTTATTATAATCTTTGATATGTTCTTTCTTTAAATTATTATACTCTTTATTACATAATTTACACATATATCTTGTAGAATATTTTTCAAATAAATTACCACATTTATTACATTTTATCATATTATATTTTATTATACATATGATAAAAAGCATTCAAAGTCATGCTTTTGCATCTAAATCTATAAAAGGAATATCATCTAATACCAGCTTATTAACTAATTTTGTTTGTTTAGAGATAGCCATTAACAAATCACAACTTTCATAGAACGATTTATTATATAGTGGGGCAGGCATATCATCCCATATTTGTAAATAAATTATAGGACATTGTTTTCTAATTTCATTTTCCATAGCAAATAACCACTCAAACATGCGGGGGTCCGTTATAAGCATAATAGCATCTGGTTTTTCTAATTGTAACATTTGTCTTATAATGTCAGGATTACCATAACCATCAACAGGATATAAAAATACAGATGCATCTTCTATACCAGCATTTGTGTTTGTATCTGCTGATAAATCAAAACGTTTACCTTTTTCGGGGTGATTGATTGCTCCCGCTACATTTACCCAATTGAAATGATGTGCTGTGTTTATAACCATTTCTCTTCCAACACAAGCCACCCCAGAATGGACCCTTATATCATCACATATAAGAAGTATTTTTTTACGTTGTTCTTTAGGTAAATAACCAAATTTTTTATTCATATAACTTTATTTTTGTTTTTAATATAATAACTTTTTTTGAATATTCCAAAGGTATTTATTCCTCTATTGAAAGATCCATATGGTTGTGAACCATTCTTCTAAATGTCTCGTCCGTTAGATACAAGTGGATAGCTCGTTCGGATAATTTTTGGAAGCTAAATTTGCGCTTGATACATTCTACTCTAAAATTTTCAAATAGATCCTTGTCTATTTTTACACTTGTTAGTGTTTGGTTTTTTTCTTGGCTCATGTTTTTATATTATATTTATAAGATATTCTTTTGCTAATTTATAATTAGGATTCTTTACTATTTGTTTTATCTGGTGTCCACTTAAAGGGATATCCTTACTATTAATTAAAATGTTTAGTGAAGAATATATTTTTCCATTATATTCTACTTTATTTGGGGTTCTTTTAGATATTTTAAATATTTCTCCAATTTCCCACTGTTCTAAAGTAGTTATAATCTCTTTATTTTGTAGAGGATGACCCTCTGCTAATAGTTTTTCAATCCAATATGTTTCTTTATCATAAAAGATGTCTAAAATTTTCATTTTTATATCATATCTCCTCAAATGAGATACATGATCATAGAATCTTGACTTTGGGCGAGATGATTTACCAATATAAAATATTTCATTTTTATTATCTAACAACCCATATATGTATACTTTAGTCCCCATAATTAATTTTTAATATATCCGTATTATACATATATCAGGATATGTCAAAGGTAGCAGAACAATGAAAGGTTTTATGAAATTAATATTGGTTAAATTTTAAATTTCCATTTATACCCATAAGCTGTTTTTCTTTTACCATTACATACTAATCCAATTCCCGAATCATGTTTATGATTATTTAGAAAAAAACATGCTTCCATTATACTATCCCATTCTTTTATAAAGTTATTATAGACATCAAATTGAAGGATTGATTTACTATTTGATTGACCAATTTTATTATTCCTTTCACTTCCTCTCTCCCAATGTTTTCGATTAGATGATTTTAGTTTATCAACAAATCCATCGGGTTGGGGTTTACCTTTATTGTTTTTACTTATGTTTGAAGAATGTTCTTTTGATTTTTTATATCTCATATTCAATTTAGCATCTTCATTTCTAGGTTTAGACATTTTATTTATAGTATCTTTAGAAAAATTCCTACCTTTTAATTTTTGACTTATTTTTTCACATGATTCTTTAGTATATTTTCTTCCTTTATTTGCTTTACTAATTTTTTGCTTAGTTTCTTCAGATAAAGGACCACCTCCATTATCATGAAGGTTACAAAATAAAACCATTCCCCAATCACCACCAAATTGATCAAGATAATATTGTTTCCAATATGTTTCCCTTTCATTTAGTTGATCTATAGAGCATTCTTCTATAACTTCATGAATATGGTTTTCCCAAGTATATTTTTGAATTGAATTATGTATTTTTAATTGTCCTCTAATCCTAAGAGTTTTATATGATATTTTTCTCCTTTCTACATCAATAGACTGCCCAATATAAACTTTACCCTTTGGGTTTGTTATTTTGTATATTCCTATAATAGCGTTGTCTTGACTTTTCATCTTCTTGTTCTTTATTGGTCCAATAATATTTTTTAGATGCTCTAGATTGAGCAATTTTTTTTTCTTCAGGAGAATTATATTTTTTTATACGTCCCATATCAGTTATACATATTAAATAAATATATAAAAGTCACAAAAAAAGTCACAAAACTATTATTTTTCATATGTCAATTTACAAACAATACATTTATAAAAAGGACACCATTTACAATTATCATTTAATTTTGGTTGTAATTCTACTTGTTTGAATCCTTTTTCATCGAATGCTTCTTCTGTGAACTTTTTTATTGATTCTATGGCTCTGTTTACTTTTATTTTACCCGATGGAGGGGAAAATTTTTGTATACGTCTAATCACAAAGTCTTCACTTTCTTGTAACTTTCGTTTAACTATGAAAAATTCAATGTTGATGTTCTCTATTGGAAAGTTATATAGTACAGAAAAATAATATTTGTATAAAATAAGTTGAAATTGTTTGTTTTCGTCTGATTTTGCTTTTTGGTTCCATCCTCTAGTGGAGGTTTTCAAGTCTATGATTTGGATTGTGTTTGTTGGCTCGTGGTACATTACTATATCCAGGTATCCCTGGTATAATACATTTGGTAAGTTTGGGTTGGGTGAGAGTATAATTGGTATCTCACATCCCACTAGATACCATCCACGTTTGGAGAAATGTTTGGTTTTATTTTTGGCAAAGTCTCTTATAATTTCAATACCATCGTCAAAGAATTCTCTAAGTTCTGTTGGTGTGCTAAAATGTTGGTTGTTGTTTTTCTTGTATTGAGCTTTATATTCGTTTCGAAGAGCATCTTCGAACATTTCATATGTATTTATACGATCTGCTTCTGCTCCACTTTTTTCGTACATTGTTGTTAAGTAATGTTGAATTACCTCATGTATAGCTGTTCCAAATACAGTGTGGATGGTGGAGGAAAATTGTTTTTGTCCCTCTTTATATTGTAGTGACCATTTTTTTGGACAATCGTTATACATTGAGAGTTGTGAATAGGATACTAGTTTTTCACTTGCCCAATCTATATCTCTTTTAATAGCACCTCGGATGTCTTTTACTACTTGGGGTAATTTTTTCTTTTTAGCCATAACCTTAAAAGTAATCAATTAATTGATTAATTGCTTCAATATACAAAAACTTTATTAATCTTCCAAATAATCAATAATTTGATTATTGCTTCCAATGAAAAAGAAACCCCCACGATAGCGACGTTGGGGGCTTCACCGTTACAGTTTTATAACGGCCCTAAATATTATTTTATATTTCTTCTGTTGTTTCTTCACCACCAACTAAACCTTCATAATCATCCATTGATAATACTTCACCTTCAGCACTCATATCAATTGCTTTTTCAGCTAAATCATGTAAGTCCATATCAGTTGAGGCATCTTCTCTAGCAAACTCTAACATACGAATAAATAAGGGAATATCCATTGTAATAGAATCAATTGGATTTTCTTCACCGTCAGTACCTTCTTCTTCATATATAAATGATTCTTCAACTTCATCCTTTTCGTTGATATATTTCTCATTTATTCCTTTAAAATCAGTAGTTTTAAGTGCTTGCATAATAGCATAAACAGCATCTTGTTCTGAGTAATCATATAATTTTGCAAGTGATTTAATGAATTTATTTACTTTATTGATTACTTCTGGGTTAATAGATTCATTCAAATCACTTGATGATTTTACAACACCTTTTAATCCAAATAAATCAACAATGTTTTCGAATTTATCATAAAACTCATCTGATTTATCTATTGGTTTATAAATTACTTTAAATGGTTTAATTTTATCTGTTGTAGATATTTCGTATTTAACACCTAAAGCATCTAATCGATTTTTAATATCATCCACAATTTTGTTTTCATTTATTTTACCCAAGTAGTGTTCATAAGCTATTTCGTAATCTGCTTTTTCACGATCAAAGATATTACCTACCATAGGTAATCCAACAAAATTTTCATCTAATTGTTTTTTATTTTCTGTAACAGGTACACCTGCTAGGCGTTGCATTTTTTGAAATTCGTTTTCCATTTTATAATTTTATTATAAATATAATCACTCTTTTATTTTTCCCACTTCTTCAAGAATTTTTTTTGTTTTTTGTAAATATAGGATGGAATCCATATGTTCCTCCAAGGCATGGTTAATATAATCTAGTAATTCTAAGTCAGTACGATCTAAAGTACACCCATATTTTGCTTTTCCAAATGTTGCTCGTTCAACAAACTTATCTATAACTGAATCTACAATAGAGTCTGTAACCTGTATTTCTCTTTTCATTATTTTAATATTTTATCTATTGTTTTGTCTTCCATCCCCATTTTATATAAAATACTACGTACTCCATTTTTTTGAAGAATATCAATATATTCATCTGCTTCTCCTAAACTGCAATGGAAATATTGAGCTATATAAATCGCTAGCTCTAGGTTCTGTTTTTTCTTTTTAGAACCAATATATTTTAAAAATACTTTACGTTTTGGTATCATCTCTCTATAAATTGAATATATTTGTTTTTTATTTTCATATGGGATTCGTTGAACATAATTCGCTAATTCAACATAGTCTGGAGACATTGATATATATTTGTTGATTAAATAAGAATTGAAGGTTTTTATCTGTTCTTCATTAAATGAATCCCAAGGAGATTTTTTAATAGTTATTTCTTCTAACCAATTAAATATAGTAAATGGTTTTGATTTCAATTTTTGTATTTCCATATGAATCCTTTACATGTTTTTTGTTTTCCTCTACAACAATCTGAAATATTACTATTAGGGATGTTGAGTATATTTTGTATTTCAATAGTACTTTTCCATTCTCTTAGAAAATTATCTGATAAATCAAATTGGTGAACTATTTTTCTAGAAGAGTCATATTTATTTAATATAAAATCATCTTCAAGTGGTTGAGATTCATATCTCCATAGATAGCCTGAACTGGTGACGGTTTTACCTTTAAGGACGTCTTTTATACCTGTACTGTAATAGGATTCAGCAGATCGAATAGATTCCCATGTTTTTATATAACTTCCATCCAAATTATATTGTATTATTGATTTTTGATTTCTGGTTTTATTCATATTAGACATACTTATTTTATTTTTATGCTCATCAGTGAATTTAATACCTATTCTTGATTGTGATATTTTTCTTTTTGCACTATCACTCATAATATTTCCTCTATTCGAATTCCCTATTTTATCTTTAGTTTTTTGAGTATGTTTTTTCCCAAATCCAAAACCTTCAGGTTTTGGTTTTCTTAATTTATTTCTTGCTTCTTCACTAAAAGGGATTCCTTTTCTATAACTATTTCCTATTTTAGATAACCCGATTTTCTTTTTATGATCATCGGATAAAGGCCCTCCCCCACCATCATATATGTTACAAAATAAAACCATATTCCAATCTTGATTAAATATTGAAAGATAATGTTTCTTCCAATATACCTCTCTATCATTTAATAATTCTATAGAACATTCTTCTATAATCTCACATATATGATTATCCCAACCATATTTTTTCATTGAGTTGTATATTTTGGGTTGTCTCTTTATTTGATTTATATTTTTATAATATTTAAATCTGTTATGTATATCCATTGATTGACCCACATATATCTTTCCAGTTGGTGATATTATTCTATATATTCCTGTCATACGTTTTATTATACATATGACAGAAATATAGAGAGGTACATTTCTATGAAAACTTAATTAAAGTGAAATATCAGCATATTCATCACGTAACTCTGGTGGGAGAGAATCTTTTATAATCTTGTGACTATATAAATCATAGAATACGGGGATTGGAATTAGAGCGTCCTCGTTTGCTCCAATAATAAATTTAGAGATTTTACGTAGAACAAATGCTTGTCCGAATAATTTACCTCCGTTAAAACCTTCAACAGCTGTGGTGGTTGAAAAGTCGATGTTCATTTCTGGTTGTTTTTGCATATAACTTATTTATTTATTTTTTCTTTTTAGATTAAATAATCTCTAATAGCTTAGCAATACATGCTGAAAAGCATATTTCCTTGTCTATTACTGATATGCTTTGGAATATACTTTCGTTTATTGTAATTGTAGCTATACCTTCTGATTGGGGAGCGTATTTTGCTGTTTCATCGTATAATTTCTTATACATACTGTCAAAATCTGTTATATCTCCATCTGCAATCAATTGTCTAATAATTGAGAATGATTTTTCTGTTTTTTTAGCTAGCTCATTTATAATTTGGTTTTCAATATCAACACTGTTAGTTAACATTTTAGGTAACACAAATTTATCCTCTATAATATATTTTTGAACGTTATTTATTGTTCTACGAATATCGGGATAGTATGTGTGTATTACTTGGGCTACATCTTTAATATCAAATTCAACACCCTCTGCTCTCAATATTGTATCTAGGTGTTTTGCAACTGATTTTTTACTTGGTGGTTTTAGATTATAATCCTCTAAGCGCGAACGAAGTGGCTCAATTAAACGCTCGGGATAGTTTCCAGTTAATATAAAACGTGTATTTAGAGAATATGTCTCTATCATATTCAATAGCAATACTTGAGATGCCTGTAAAATATGTGTTGCCTCGTCCAATATTACAATTTTGGGGGCACTTTTAAAAGACATAACGGAAACAAACGGAAGTATCTCGTTTCGAATATCATCCATACCACGTTTATCAGTCGCATTTAAGTAAATGTAATCGCAGTCTATATTATTGGCTAGTATTTTAGCTAGAGTTGATTTGCCGGATCCTGCTTTTCCATAGAAAAATAAGTGTGGGATGTTTTGTTCCTCGATCCATGATTGGATCTTTTCTTTAAATTGTTCATCACATACATAACCTTCAAGAGTTGATGGCCTGTGCTTCTCATTTAATATATAATGTTCTTTTTTTTGCATAACTTTAATATACAAAAAAAGCTTGCGATAAGCAAGCCTTTTAAGTTAAATTTTTTTATTTTTTAATAAGTAAAACCCCATTTCTCCTTGATTCCGGGTAATAATCAGGAATATAGGATAATATATTTTTTATATAGACATCATATAATGATGATTTTTGGGTTTTATTTTGATCTTTTTCCGTTGCTAAAACATAAAGAGCATCGGGTGTTGAATTATATATAAAATTTTTAATTATATCCACTACTGTTGATATTATTTGTAAGAGTAATTTTATATTGGTTTTAGCAAATTGTGTATCTGTTCCTCCAATAACATAACCAACATTCCAAGTGTTTTTTGAATCCCATAATTTATTTGGGAGATAATATTGCTTTATTTCTTGATTAACCCATAGGGGATCAAATATAACTTCAACCGTTTCATTAAATTATTAATAGTTATTTCAAATTCATAATGTTCCTCATATATTTTTTTCCATTTTAGAGGAGAGATATTTGACTCCCCAATCTCTTTTACTAATATTTCATTTAAAATAGGAAACAGTAAAGTTGAAAATTTACTCATATCATTTTATAATACCGGCTCTAACTAGCATTGATCTCATTTCATAATCTGTTGATTCTTTTAATTTCATTTTAAAATCAATTGCTATGGGTTGAATTGCTGCTCTTTGAGATGCTGTTATACCTGTTACCACCAATTTATATTTTCTACCTTCAGGAGATTCAATTGGGGTAATTTCATATTTTGCATTAGGAACTTCTCCAAGTTTTGCTTGTAGTTGTTTTCTAAGTTTATCTGCTTGGTCTGCTGAGTTAACAGTAGTTGAAAGTGGTGGTACATCTACTGTTTTTGGTTTTTCAATTGATGGTTTTGATATGTCTTCTGATGGTTCCAATTTCATTATAGAATAATCTATATTTGCATTCCCCATTATGGTTTTTAATACTTTTTCAAGATATGCTTTTGTATTATATGGGTTATCCATTGTAGATGGAAAAATAATTTTATTATCCTCTACCTTATAATTTATATCTTGTTCTAATCTACCTGCGTATTTTTTTAAATTTGCAGGAGTTTTCATTGGGAAATAATTTTTACCATATTTTCCATAAAATGATAATGGTAAAGATTTTCCGGGTAATGATTTTAAATATTCCTCAAATGTGCCTTCGTTATCATCTGCTAGCCAAGATTCATATGCTTCTGTAGACTTTTCTTCAGTTTCATTCCATGCTTCGGGTTCGCGTTTTTTAATATCTATGATTTTGAAATTCTTTTCCTCGTCCGAACGTGAATCCCAATCTTTCCAAGCAGCACCTGCTTTTTGAGCTGGTATTGAAGGTCCAAATGCTTTAATGATTGCTTTCGGATCGCGCATGTTTTGTGCGTATATTCCGTAGTTTTCAATATCGTTCAACGCTTTGATAGCATTCTCAATAGAATCGGATTGGATAGCAACATCGTACGCTACTTTCATTCCTTTTTTACCGTCTTCGTCTTCTACTTCGCGTAGTATATCTATTAAATTCATTTAAAGTATTTATTTATTTATACATATTATCTATCTCCGTAAATGTTGAAGCGTTTAGTTGGTGAAGGTTTTGTTAATTTTATAGCGAATAATTTACTATTTAAAGGCTCTAATCTAAAATTACATTTATCTCCTGTGTTTTGAAAATACGCCTCTAAAACATTAGTTAGGGATGAGTGTTTTGTCTCATCCCCAATTAATATCCAAGAATCTTCTTCACCAGCAACCCTGGTAGCTATTAATTCATTGTGTTCATTTTCCATTACATCATTCCCGCTAACATGGAAGGGTCAAATCCTCCATCTTTTTTATCTTCTGGTTTATCTGTAATTACTGCTTCTGTTAATAGAATAGTACCTGCAATAGATGAAGCGTTTAAAAGAGCCATTTTTGTAACACGGTGTGGATCTAAAATACCTGCTTCTTTCATATTAACAATCTCTTTGGTTTTGATATTATATCCTGCCCATTCACTATCTGCTACTACTAAATCGTGTTTAATTAGCATTTTAGCGTCTGCTTCTGAGTATCCGGCATTTGCTAGAATTTGCTCAAATGGTTTACTACAAGCTTTATATACAATCTGATATCCAAAATTGAAATCTTCATCTTTATCTATAGGTAATTCTGGAATTACTTCTCTAGCATACAATAATGCAACACCTCCACCAGGTACAATACCATCCATCAAGGCTGCTTTAGTAGCTTGCAATGCATCATCAACACGATCTTTCTTCTCTTTCATTTCCGTTTCAGTATTACCACCAACATGAACGATTGCAACCCCTCCAACAAACTTAGCTAAACGTTCCTGTATTTTTTCAGTTTCAAATGGAGTAGTTGATTTTTCAATTTGAGATTCTAATTCTTCAGCACGTGATTGAATTTTCTCTTCCTCACCTTTACCATCAACAATTGTAGTTGTATCTTTAGTAACTGTAACTGTTCTAGCCTCACCAAACCAGTCCCAATTAAATTTATCCAACTTCATTCCTTTATCTTTATCAAACACAGTTCCACCTGTTAGAATAGCAATATCCTCTAAAATTAATTTTCTACGATCACCAAATTCAGGTGCTCTAACAGCACATACCTTAAGTGTACCACGCATTTTATTTACCACCAATGTAGATAAAGCTTCTCCATCGATATCTTCGGCAATAACTAATAGGGATTTATTTGCTTGAGATACACCTTCTAAAATTGGTAACAATTCTTTTACAGATGTGAATTTATAATCTGCAATCAAAATATAAACATCATTCAAAATAGAAGACATTGTTGAATTGTTTGTTACAAAATATGGTGATTTAAAACCGCGATCAAACTGCATTCCTTCTACTGTTTCCAAATATGTTTCGCCTGTACGAGATTCTTCAATATGAACTATTCCTTCACGTCCTACTTTTTTAATAGCTGTTGAAATTAATTTACCTATTGATGGATCGTTGTTAGCTGAAACGGTGGCGATTTGTTTTAGTTGATCTTCTGATGTTATATTTTCTGATCGTCGTTTCAATTCACGCAATATGGCTCCAACAGCACTATCAATACCACGTTTAATGGATACTGCGTTTGCTCCGTCGTTTACGCGTTGTAATCCTTGTTTTACAATCTCTCTAGCCAATAGAGTTGAAGTTGTTGTTCCATCACCTGCATTATCTGCTGTTTTCATTGCTGCTTGCTTGATCATGTTGATTCCAAGATTTTCAATTGGGTCCTCAAGTGAACTAATTTCTTTTGCAACTGTAACACCATCCTTTGTAGAGAACACTTGATTATCCTTCATATAAACAACGTTACGACCATTTGGACCTAATGTTGATATAACAGCATCTGCTAATGTATCTATACCTTTAACTAATTTTTTACGAGCCTCTGCTCCAAATTTAATTTCTTTACTCATATTTTAAATTGATTTTACTCCCGTTAATACTTGTTTTTCTGATCCAACCCAATAATCATCTCCATTGTGTTCGAATTTTGTGAAACCCATTGTAGGTAAAATCACTTGTTCTCCAACTTTAATAGATGTTGGGATAAATTCACCAGTAACTGTATGCGCTCCAGGCCCAACAGCTACTATAGTTCCATGAACATTCTTATCTTTTCCCATGTCCGGGACAATAATAGAACCATATTGGGTTTCCTCAATTTCTAAAGGTTTTACAATAACCGCATCAAAATACGGTACTAATTCTGATTGTTTTTCCATTTGTTATATTTCGATTGATTTTAATAAACTATTTAATCCATTTTTAACGGCATTCCAAGTTGAGATATATTCTTGGATAGAAGAATAATCTGATTTATTTTGGTAGAATTTTTCTTTTGCGATGCGATTTATAGCATTTGTGAAACTAGTATAATGTCCTACTACTTTTTCTTGTTCTTTACCAGATGCTTTTATATTACCAAATCCACGAGTGGTTGTGGATTTTTCCATTACTGTAAAGTTAGATGAGTCTTTTATAATAAAGAACGGCTCAATGGCCTTGTCTCTAATTGTACATAAATTGGATTGTGTGTCATTCTCGTCTCTAGCGGGACGACCGCGTCGTTTTACTTCTTCCATAACATTTTTTAATTTATAACTGTAATATACGAAAACTATTTTATGTAACCTAATTTCTTATTATAAATATTATTAGAAGCTGTCTTCTGCTTTTCTTATTATATAATATTCGCTATTTGTATCATCATTTTCAAATACTAGTTTCATTATACCATCATTATTTAAATACATTGTACCTGTTTTCAGGTCTTTATTTGAATTTAAAATATTTCTGAAATGAGTAGAATTGAATGGTATTTTAATTTGGTTGTTTTTAATTTCACCATACAATTGGTAGGTGATCTTATTATTGTGTCCTTTTTCGTCTCCAAATGTAAATTTACATATCATATCGTTATTTAGATCCAATTCAGTTGAGACAACCATGTTGTCTACATCAGCAAGTGCAGATTTCGCTTTAACTAAATTATCTACATCTTCCTTTACCATAGGTAAAATAGCATCCCATTCGGGCTCATTTACTGTACCTACTTTACCAATCAAAAGTGGATCAGCTAAAGCGTATGTTAAATTAAAATATGGATCTGATATGTTTAGTTTAATGGTTGAGCCTTTATATTGTTCTGTTTCTAGAAGTAAATCACCTGAGGTGATACTCAATAGATTGGATAATTTTTTGGTATCAAATACGGATAATGTACTGTCCGCTAATTTAAAATTGCGGCACGTAATATTTCCCATAACTTCACGATTGATAGTCATAAAGTCAATACGTAGTGTATTATCTTTGATTACCCAATTAACGGATTCGTTTTCTCCCAAATAGTATTTTGAGATAATTGATTGAATTAATAACTTGTTTATCATAACTTTAATATACAAAAAAGCCTGCGGTTAGGCAAGCTTTTCTTTAAGAATTTTAAAAATTTAATAATCTAATTCAATTGAATCCTTACTAATATCAACATCATAATTCATATTATTTAATTTTTGAATAAGATCTAAAGTAACATCAATTTCAGTTTCATTAAAATAATACTCGTCGAATTGTTTTCTTTGTGTGAATGAAGATTCAATATTAGGGATTAATTCACTAAGTTCTCTAACGATGGATCCTTCAAGTAAACCATTAATTACTAAAATTCTCTTCATCCCTCCTTCAGCTTCATTTAACTTATTTTCAGCTAAATATTGTTTTAAATCAAAGTTATCCATTTTGTTTTATTTTATTTGTTATACATATTATAATACCATTTATTCTTTATATTCCCAAATAAAACCTCCAGCTAATTTTTGTTTTCCTGAAAGGCACCCAGCTATATCTCCAGGTCCTAACTATTTTTTAGCTTCTGTTCTACTAGACTATTCTTTTATAAAATTATAGGATTGGTCAAATTGAAGGATTGGTTTTTTATTTCTAGATATCCCTTTACTTCCTTTACTTATATTTTGTTTGTGTTGTTCTGTTTTAGGTACGTCTTTTAATTTTTCCCCTACTGTTGGTTTTGATATACCTTTAGTAGAATTACTTATTTTTTGATTTCTTTCTTTACTTTTAATTTTATCTCCAAAATCTAAAGGTCGTTTTACTCCTTTAGGATAACCTTTTGTACCCATCTTTCTATCAGATATTTTCTTTTTAGTTTCTTCAGATAAAGGACCACCCCCAGTATCATATAAATTACAAAATAAAACTTGTTTCCAATCTCCCCCCACTTGATCAAGATAATATTGTTTCCAATATGTTTCTCTTTCATTTAATTGTTCTATAGAGCATTCTTCTATGACTTCAAATATATGTTGTTCAAATCCATACTTCTTAAATGAGTTTGTTAAAATTGGACCTATACTATTTTTATATGAATTGAAATAAAAATATACTCTTTTTCTTGATTCTATATTAACACTTTGTCCAATATATGTTTTTCCTTTAGGGTTTGCTATTTTATATATTCCTACCATACTTTATATTTCCTATAAATATTAAGGGGG